GTTCATCGTGGTGTCGATGTGGGTGACGAAGACGGTGTGCTGGTTGCTGGCCTTGGTCGGACCTTCCTCGCGCATGTACTCGCCCGAGAGGAAGACCGGACGGAACGCGCCCCAGTTGATGCCGTAGATCGGATCGCCCGCACGGCCTTCGAGGTGAGGACACCAGGTCACGGGGACCTGACGGAAGGTCACGCGGCCGTCCTTGGAAGCGATGTCGTTGCCCAGGTTGTCGTTCTGGGTTTCGAGCACGCGCTCAAGCTGACCGATGACATTGTAGTTGGTGTAGTACCCGTAGGTGTTGCCGTTCTGGTAGTCCGGCTGCGCGACGGGAGCCTTGAAGTTGGTGAAGGTCGATGCGCGACGCCACTTCGAGATGAGGTCGTCCTTGGTGACGGCGGTGTACTTGCCGCACCAGTTCTTCCAGTTCGAGTAGGCAGTCGAATCGACATTGGCCGCGCCAGCGCTGAAGCCGGTCGGATTGCCGCCATCGAAGCCACCGTTCGGGTTGGTTGAAGCGTTGTCAATCCAGGTGATCCAGTAGGGAACGCCGTAGATCGAGAGCGTGTCGCTCGAACCGGACGGACGACGCCAGAAGCGCGTCTCCATGAAGCCGGCCATGTCCACCATCGCGTCGTGACGACGGATGCGGACAAGATCGACGATCTGCGCAGGGCTGCGGTTGATCGCGATCTCGCGGCGCTCGATGGCGTACGAGGTGTTGATGTGACGCCACGGGATGTTGGCCGTGATCATCACATCGGACACATTCACGCTGTCGGTCGCGTAGAGGCCGGTTTCCTTGGTTGCGCCAGTGGTTCCGATCATCAGGTTCCACTGGATGCCCGTGCCGCTGTTGAAGGACACCTTGTTCTTGTTCAGGAGCTGCGGAAGGGCGATGTGCTCCTGAAGGCTGTAGGACAGGTCCGTCCACTTCATCTCGCCCAGGTTGCGCTGGGTCGTGGTGATCAGGTCTGCGATGTCATCTGCCTGGAGAATAGGCATGACTTACTCCGTTTCTGTTACTCGAAGGTTTCGTTCGCTGCGCCGTACGGATCGATGCCCTTGGACCGGAACCAGTCAGCCACTCCCTGTGCAGCCCGCATTCGCGGATTGCCGGAGGAAGCGGTGCGCGTTCCTGGACGGGAGACGATCTGATTGGCGCGCTTGGCAACCTTGTCGGTGAACTGGTTGCGTGCGATTTCGTTCTGACGGTCGCCGAACGATGCGTTCAGCGCCATCTTCAAGAGTTCCTGATCCGCAGGAATGCGCTTGTGACGCGCCGTGTAACCCGCACGGATGGTCTGCACGGCGTCCTCAAGCCTCTTGATGTTCTCGTTGTTCGGCTTTTCTTCGGTCCCGAACACCGTGCGCCATTCCGCGCCCAGCGTCTTGACCCAGGAACTCGTTCCACCGAGCGACTCGGCGTCCCTCCGCTCGGCGATCCTGGTTTCCAGGTCGCGGATGCGGTTGGCGTAGAACTCGTTCATTGCCTTCAACGCGCGTGCCGCATCAGGATCAAATGCGGTCGCCTCGTCGATGTCGAGAACGAACTCATCGGCGGCCTTCTTCGGCTTGTATTCGACCTCTGGAGTCGCCGGTTGAGTAGTCTTCTGGACGGTAGATGCGATGATCGAAATCAGATCGGTCACGGCATCTGCGCTTTCCAGCTTGTTGATGATGTCGGTGGGGAGGCCCTTGTCCTTGGCCTGACGGATAAGTTCCGTCTGCCAGTTGGATGCATCCGGATCCGGAGCGGTTTCAAGCGGCTCTGCGCTTGAACCTGCGGTCACGGCATCGTCGATTTCCATCGAGGTGTCGCGGATGTCGAAAGGGTCGTCGGTAGGAGTGGTTTTATCGTCGGTCATGGTCAATCTCCATAACCCCCGCTGCGATCATACATTCCCTTCGCCTTGAGGAAAGCCTTTCTGTGGCTTCTCGACTCAAAGATCGCCTGACCTGTCTCGGGGTGGAAGCGTGTGGGGATTCCGAATCCAACGCTTTCCTTGAACGCAGCCCCGGCCTGCGATGGATGTACTCCTGCGGCATCGCTCAACATCGGCCATGCGCCAGGGGTGTTTGAGAAACCCCGGTGCTCGGATGTGATGTCACGGTGCAGGGTACGCCCGTCGTGGAGAATCGTGCCGTCCTTCTTCTGGCGACGCATCATCTCCGAGATTGTCATCATCAACTCGAACTTCTCACCCGTGCTTCGGTCGATGTAGTGGTAGAAAGGCATCACGCCGCTCCCTGGGAAGCCTGCTGCATCATCTGGGCAACGATCTGGTCGCCCTTCGCGATGCTGTCCTGGCCTCTGTCTGACCGGACATAGTTGCGAGTGGTGTTCGCGGGAGCGCCTCCTGCACCGCCGCCGCCAGGAGCAGGTGGACCCTGCATCAACTCCTGCGCATCGACCTTCTGCACGAGATCCATCACCTCCGGAGTGCCACTCAACTCCGCCGACATCTTGAGGAAAGCCTCGATGTTCGGCACAAAGCCGCGCTGCTGCAAGAGCTGCGACATCGGCATGATGTAGGTCTGCATGACCTGCATCGCCGTCTGCAAGCGCTCGGACGGTGTTCGCGACTGCATCGAGAACGGAATGATCTCGATTGCGTAGTCGAGGAACTCGCCGCTGCGCCGCTCCGGCTTCATCTCGGACATGATCGTCATGTCGGAGTTCGGGATCTTCTTCGGGATGCGGTACGACCGCACGGGGTCGTTCCACATGTAGTAGGCAATGCTCTTGATCACCTCGGTCGCCGCCGCCGTCGCTCGCTCCTGCATGTCAGCGATGCGCATCGTGGCCTGGTTCTTGACCAACTGCTCCTGCGACGCCGTGTTCGTCGCATTGTTCAGTCCTCCAAGAGTCTCAAGGTTGCCGCCGAAGTACGAGGTCAACTGGCGGAGTTGCTGGAAGAACGCAAGACCGGCCTGATCGACGCCGCCGTAGCGGACATCCTTGGTGGCCTCCGGACGGTCAACGGAGATCGCGTCTCCGTCGCTTGCGTTTGTGATACGCCTTCCGTCGTCCTGATTCGCAGATGCGACGAGGGTGACCGTCTTCTGACGATCCGCCTGACGGCCGAGCTTGCGGAACACGCGGTTGCCGAGTTCATGCAGGTCGATCATCAGGGCCGCAGGAGGAAGCGGCATGATCTGTCCGGGAACATCGCCGAATGAGAGCAGATGGAAAGGACCGCACTCCGGACCGTCCCACTCGACGATGCGCAGAGGCTCGCGCTGCTCGATGCCTCCGTTGGGATCGGTCTGGAAGGTCGCGACGATGTTCTCGTACGGGAGCCAGATGTCCCACAGCTCGACGAGGTCCATGTACGACTCCTCGCCGTACGAACCTCCGTCATCGACCATGTTCGACACCTTCTCGTCGCCCTGCTCGTTGGTGGTCCTGCGCTCGTACTTCGAGAGGTCCTTCTTGGGGAACATCTTGAGGTCCTGCACGGCCTCAAGCGGAAGCGCGTAGCGGTTGCCGCAGAACTGGATCTGATCCCACCTCTTCGCGGTGATGTCGAAGACAAAGTCCTCGAAGTCAACGACATCGGCGAACGGCTGTCCTGGATCGTGGGTGAAACCCATGATCTCCTTCTGACTGCTCGGAGCAAGGCCGACCTTCAGGACGCCCATGCCGAACATCGCTTCAAGGACCCACCTGCGCATCGTGTCGTCGAAGCGCATGTCGTCGATTGCAAGGTTGAGAGCGATCTCAAGGTCGTCGGCAAACGGGATGTTGTCTCCGTTCTTCGAGCGGACCATGACCCTCGGAGCTCGAGCCGCCACCTGACGGCGGTAGATGTTCAGGGCCATCTCAAGGAAGTTGACCGGAACCCTGTCAGGCGCTCCGCCGTCAGACCACGCGCCGCCGACGAACTGGCGGAGCATGGACAAGCGTCGCTCGCGAAAGGTCTGCATCTTTCGGCGCGAGTGATCAAATGATGTGACCAGTCGGCTGACGCGGTCGAGATTCATCACCAGGCTTCCATTCTGCGCCGGCGTTCCTCCGCCGCTTGGCGGCGCGCGAGAATGCTTCCCTCGGGTATGCCTGTCGCAACTTCGGCTGCGACAGGAGTCCTTCGCGCGAGAGCATAGCAGCAGAGCGCATCTGCGGTAGGTCTGTCGCCGTGATTATCGCGCGCTCCGCTCGGGTCGATTGTCCTGATCGACTTCGAGTGCTCGATGCTTCCGTTCGCCGTGTAGATGATCTCCCGCAACTCGTTCATCGCATCCGTCGAGCGGTTGATGAACCTTCCGTCGAGGAGGGCGCGTCGGTAGTCGCCGAACACGGCGCGCTTCGCATCCTTGACCGGCCACCATCCGGGAATCGGAACCTGGTTCTTCGTCAGGGACTCCTCTCGGGTGCGGTAGTAGACATTGCGGTATCCAGATTCGATTACGACATCACCAAAGTTCCTACCAGGGCCGGGAGCCTCCCAAATCATGTACGCCCCGTTGCCAGTCTCGTCGCGAAGCCAGCGAGCGAGGGCGACGGCATACCTGCCGAGTTCGTCAGGGCGCATGTTCGGCGTGGCAAGCTCGCCGATCTTCTCGCCGGTCTTCCTGTCGGCGATGGAGATGACCGAGTTGCTGCTTCCCGTTCCTGCCGCGATGTCCACGCCCATGACATAGCCACGGTCTGAAGCCGCCTGACCGGACGCATCGACACCGCACCAGAGGCGCAGGTTGCCCCGTGGAGCGGCCTCGAACCTTCGGGGCGTCAGAGACGCCCGGTCGAAGTCAATGTCCCCCACAAACGACGGAGGGCGGCAATGCTGCACGACCAGACGGGTGATGTCCTTCGGATCGAAGAACTGGTAGTCCGACCCCTGGAAGTCGATGTCGAGCTCCTGGGCGATCTCCTGCGGATGGATGCAGCGTCGGCACTCCTCGTCGTACCAGGGGCTGCGAGGCTTCCCGTTCTCCCCGACATAGAGTCCATCCGCCTTGACCGGGTGCTTCGTCCAGTGGAGGACGACCTGCTTCACCTGCTGGCTGTGCGCCACATCGTAGAAGGCGTTGCCGACGCCATCAGGAGTGGAGTTGAAGATGCGGCTCTTGGTCGCGTCTCTTGTTGATGCAAGGGCCTTGTAGCCGGCATCGACATCGAAAGCCGCAAACTCATCCATCCCGATTGCAGTACGACGGTCACCGCGAGCCACATCGCCAGTCGTGCTCTCGCCGTCGATGGCCGAACCGTTCTCTTCATTGGTGAGCCTCAAGTGGGTGCGCGTGTACCTTGGAAGAAGCCAACCGGGCTGGTTCTTGAGGAGGTAGTCGATCTTCCAGAACAGGCACTTCGAGTTTCCAGGCTTGTCAACATACTCCTCGTTGCGGCTGACCAGAAGGAACGACTGCCCCTCCCTGAAGTGCCAGCGCCACTCGAACAGGGTGCAGAGCATCCAGCTTGCGCCCATGTCGCGGCTCTTCTTGATGCAGATGTCCCGCTTGCCGATGGCGTCGTTCAGGTCGAGGAATGTCTCGTCCTGGAACGGGTATGTGATGAACGGGACCATCGGACTCTCAAGGCGAGGGTCGTAGGTCCAGCAGAACGCATTCACATAGAACAGAAGGTCCTCGGAGCACATCTTCCGCAGGGCGACGCGGTCGTGCTCGGACTGTCGGGCAGCTCCGTAGACGGACTTGCGCCACCGCAGGTTCGCCTCATACCCCTTCGGAACGAGGTGGAGCCACTTTCCGCTCACTTTGCCTTCCGCTTCGCGACCCGCGCAGGCAACTTCTTGCCCTTGGGTGTCTCCTTCTCCCACCGCTTTGCCATTTGCGGTTCATTGGCGTACATCCAGCCGCGCTGCGCCTTGCTCTTGAACGGCATGTCGTCCTCCCATCAGTAGGCGCGTCGCCACGGGTGGTTCTTGTCGGGCTTGCTGGTCTTCTTCACGGACTTGCCGGTCTTCTCGGCGTACTCGTGAGCGGCCTTCTTGCCCGCGTGGGTGTATGGAAACGACTTCTTGCCAACCTTGGGCATCAGAGAGCCTCTCTTTGCGATTCGTTCTCGTCGCGCATCTTGAGCAGGCGCTCCGCCGTCTCCTCGATGCGCACTCCATCGTCAGAATACCGCTGCTCCGCCTCGATGGCACTACGCGACGGCAGAAGTTTCGCGTAGATCGTCCCCCAGAACTGGCTCTCGTTCACGGGACTGCGCCGCGCCCACACCAACATGCCCCATGCCTCGCTGCTCGGGGCGTCCGCAGGCGACACATCCGCCACCTGCATGTTGCTCGCGACCCACTCCACCACCTTGACAGTCGCAACCTTCTTTCCCGCGAACACAGCCTTCGTAGCAGAGTCTGAAACACCATTCTGCGCTCCACAAACTGGAACTTTATCTTCCTCCCCCTGCACCCCCTCAACTTGTTCCTGACCGGACCTGACAGGTGGCAGGTCGTCGGCGGGCGAAGCCCGCCCACCCACATGCCCCCACACTTCAGGGTCAAGCTCACGCGCCGCTTCCACCCACGCTTCCGCAGGAGGCATCCCATCCTTCTTCAAGCGCTCGCGGATATCCACGAACTGCTTCCACAGGCCGCACTCCTCGGCCCACTTCCGGATCTGCACCTTGAGTTGCGTTGAACCTCGCATGGGGGGAGTTTACCACAAGTCGGAACGATGTCTCGGGGGGGAGTTAGATCAATGGTTTGTTGACCACCCAGGTCCGGGTTCAGGCCCGCGCGCGCGCACGCGGTCGCGCGTGCAGCGCGAGGCCGCCCCGCCCCGCCGTGGCAGCCGCCGACGACGAGCACGACGACGAGCACGCCGCCGCCGCCGCAGGCCGACGACGACGAGCACGCCCCGCCTGCCCTGCCCGACCCCGCCCCACCCCATGCCCTGCCCCTCGCGCAACGCGCACGCGAGGGAACGGCCTGCCCTGCGACAGGTGTACCCGCCCCCCGACCGCCTGCCTGCCCCCCGCAGACCCCCTTCACCAGTGAAGCGGGTCCGATACAAACCGCCTTCCCGACCCCTGCAAGGCCATTTGCGGGATTCCGTGTAGTTTCCGCTTGACACCCTGTCAACCTCTGCCACACTCGCGGCGTGCCGCGAGTGACGGCACACAAACCCAACACGGCCAAAGGAGGCCAACCCATGACCGCGAACCCGACCCCGACCGCCCCCGCCAACGCCCTTGACGCGCTTCTCGACAACCCCGTCCTGTCGGGGCTTCTGAAGGCTGCGCCGACCATTGCCGCCGCCGCTGCGGAGGCGCGGAAGGACCGCGCCCGACTCGTCGCCGCCGCTGCCGCTGCCGCGTCCGCTGCCGCACCCGCAATCGGCGCGGCGGTTCCCCTCGACGGTGCTGCGCCGATCATCCGCGCCCCTTGGGTCGGTGAGGTCCCGACCGCCGACCCGACCTTCACCGCGCCGCCGCAGTTCCTCGTCA